TGGACATTTCAGGGGTTAATTGCATAGTTATTACAACAAAATCAAAAATTGTGCGCACAAGAAAGATGGCAATAATTTCAATTGACCTTGATGGAAAAAATCAATTTTTGGCTAAATCAAAACAAATTCCATTTGTAACCGCCAAAAGTTTAACTGAGATTGCCAAAAAATCTCAAGATGAAGTAAGAAAGCATATCAGAGAAGAATTCCACATCAGAAAAAAGAAAAGTGGATTTGAAAGTAGCATCAGAATTAAACCAGCAACGAAGAAGAATTTAGAATCACAGGTTTATTCAATGGCTGCATTTGCCAGCCTGCAACAAACTGGTGGTAAAAAGAAAGCCAGAGATGGCAGGCTTGCAATACCAATCTACAACAACATCAAAGATGTTAAGAGAAAAACAACTAAGAACAGCCCAAGCGGTTATCTATCAGGCGATGCTTTTAAAATTAAAATGTCATCAGGTCAGGAAGCAATAGCACAGCGTAAGCGTGGGAGTCTTAAGATTTTATATTTCCTTCGCAAAGAAGCTGATATTGATAAGAGATTCAATATGATTGAAGTGACTGAAAAAACAGTCAGAGATGAATTTGGAATGATTTTTAAGAAGAATTTGCAAGATATCGCAGGCAAATAGTAAACAAAAGTATTTGTTAGTAAATATGTCCTCTTCTCATATTAAATGTAAGCAGATAAGATAAGGTACTGTGGGCGACCTTTCATCCGAGGGTAACGCGCACCGCGGCACTTCTCTAGCGTTAGCCTTTTAAAAAGGGTACGCAGCTTACTTACAAAAAGGCGCAAAGCCTTATCATTACTAGACCTATCAAGGCGCGTACTAATTAATTTTGGTACGCGCCTTTTTTATTTTAAACGAAAAATATTTTAAGAAAATTTAGTGTGGATTCACATACCTTCAGAATTATGTCCCTCTGCTCAGGAGTCGGAGGAATCGAGCTTGGATTCAAGCTGGCTGTTCCCTCTTCTAGAGCAATCTGTTACATTGAGAACGAAGCATTTGCGTGTGCCATCCTTAAAGCGCGCATGCAAGACAAAATCTTGGATCAAGCACCTATTTGGACAGATCTTAGAACCTTCGATGGCAGAAATTGGCGTGGCAAAGTGGATTGCCTCACTGGAGGATACCCATGCCAGCCATTTAGTGTTGCAGGAAAAAAACTTGGCGAAAAAGACCCAAGACATCTCTGGCCAGAAATTAAACGACTCATCCAAGAAATCGAACCACCAATCTGCTTCTTTGAAAATGTCGGCGGACATTTACGATTGGGATTTGAACAAGTCGCAAATGACCTATCAGAATTGGGTTATAAAGTTAAGGCAGGATTGTTTACAGCGCAGGAAGTTGGGGCTCCTCATAAAAGAGAAAGACTATTCATCTTGGCCTACAGTGATAGCATCAGATCACCTATCAAATCCAACAGAAACATTGGAGAATTGGAAGAAGAGATCAGAGGCAAAGAAAAAACAAGGAATCAATCTTCACAAACCACTAAGGATTGCAGTTCAGGAATTAGAGAATTGGCCAACTGTTGTGTCATCGGATGCAAATGTGGGAGCAATAATTTCTGCAAAGGACACCTACAAAATCAACAAATCAGGAACTCTGAGGAAAATAAACAAGAATGGCAAGGACGGATCGCTGGGGTTAGCCAGAACTGTAAAAATGTGGCCGACTGTGAGAAGTTCATCAGCCAACGAAGCATCGAGCAAAGAAATTCAAAACAACAATCCCAAGAAGAGACTGGAAGTAGAAATTCAGAACTGGCCAACACCACGAGCAATGGAACCAGGAAGCACGAGTCCAGGATATGGAAAGGGATTAAAAAACACTGCAATAAATTGGCGAACCCCGAATGCCTCGGATGGCGAAGGGGGAATAATGGAATGGAGAGATGGCAAAGCAGCAAAATTAAAGCTGAGGGATCACTCGGTTCATGCTGTAAAATCATGGGCAACTCCAACAACGAGAGATTGGAAGGATGGCAGTGCGAAGAGCGAGAATGTTCCGACCAACTCCCTTCTTGGCCGCCAAGCCCCACGAGCTATGAGCAGTGGGAACGAATCCCAGATAACCTTAAACCCGCAATTCACAAATTGGCTGATGGGATGGCCAATCGGGTGGACGAAATTCGGGCCTCTGGAAATGGAGTGGTTCCGCTGGTTGCAGCTTATGCATGGCGAGTTCTTAGCGATGGAATGTATTTGGTTAAAGATCAAAGAAAATAATTAAAAATTATGAAGGATAATTTTTTGCCAAAAATGGCAGACCATATTGAGATGAAGTCAGTTGAAGAATTGATTCCATATTCCAAAAATGCTAGAACTCACTCTGAAAATCAGGTAAATCAAATTGCAGCCAGTATTACTGAATTTGGCTTTACCAATCCAATTTTAGTTGATGGCGCTAAAGGTATTATTGCAGGTCATGGAAGATTAATGGCCGCTAAAAAACTTGGGCTTAATCAAGTTCCTGTTGTTATTCTTGATCATCTAAGTGAATCCCAAAAGCGCGCCTATATCATCGCCGATAATAAATTAGCAGAAAATGCTGGCTGGGATGAGGAAATTTTGGCAAACGAACTCCATGATTTAAAAGAGGAAAATTTTGATCTAGATTTAATTGGTTTTGAAGATCAGGAATTAGAAAGATTATTTACCAATCTCTATGAATCAGACGAAAAGGAAGAGGAGGAAAATTTACCAGAAGTTGAAGAAAAACCAATCTCAAAAGCTGGTGATATTTGGCTGTTAGGTGATCACAAATTAATTTGTGGTGATTCATGTAAGTTAGAAACTTACCAAGCCCTTCTTACCAATGAGCTAGCTGATATGACCTTCACTGATCCACCTTACAATGTGGATTATGGCAACACCATGAAGGATAATTTGATTGGCAAAAAGAACAATAAAACTGGCAAGGAATATAAAAATGCATCAGGGCAAAGAACAATTTTAAATGATAATCTTGGTGATGATTTCCCTAAATTTCTTTTTGATTGTTGCTCAAATATTTTGGCACTTACCAAGGGTGCTTGTTATATTTGCATGAGTTCATCAGAACTTCACACTTTGCAAAAATCTTTTGTTGAAGCTGGTGGAAAATGGTCAACTTTTATCATCTGGGCTAAAAATCACTTTACCCTTGGTAGAAGTGACTATCAAAGACAATATGAGCCTATCCTTTATGGCTGGAGAGAAAAAAATGATCATTATTGGTGTGGCGATAGAAATCAATCTGATGTTTGGTATTTTAACAAACCAAATAAGAGCGAACTTCACCCAACAATGAAGCCAGTAGAATTGGTTAAAAAAGCTATTTTAAATTCATCTAAAACTGATGATATTATTCTTGATCCCTTTGGTGGATCAGGTTCAACCTTAATTGCGGCCGAGCAGTTAAAAAGAAGATGCAGAATGATTGAATTAGATCCGAAATATGTGGATGTTATAATTAAAAGATGGCAAAATTTAACCGGTAAAAAAGCAATAAATTCGATTAGTAAAAAAAGCTTTGATGAAATTTTAAATGACAATGAATAAGGATAAGGAATTAATAAATTTAGAAGCTAAAAAATTAGTGGAAAAGCATGGAAATAAAGCGATTGAAATTGTTAATCGTAAGATTGAAGGCTTAAAAAACCAATACTCCAGAGAAAGTGATTTTGCTTTTTTACTTCTAACAGAAGTCGAAAAATTAATCGAAAAACAAAAATAAGATCATGAAACAACAATGGAACTCTCAATCAGAGCTTATGCAAAACACCGAGGAGTTACCGAAGGGGCTGTCAGAAAAGCAATAAAACAAGGAAGAATTAGCAAGAAAGATAATGGTAAAATTGATCCTAATTTAGCGGATAGCCAGTGGTCAAAAAATACTGACCCAGCACAAATTAAGAAAACTGAAAATCAGGAGCAAACTCAAGAAAAAATTAGCAACATTTCTACTCCTTCAAGTCCCTTATCAGTCGGCCCTAGCTATCAACAAAGCAGAGCTATTAAGGAAGCTTATAATGCTAAATTAACCAGACTGCAATTTGAGAAAGAATCTAAAAAATTAATCTCAGTAGATGAGGTAAAAATATCAGCTTTTAATGCTGCTAGAATGACCAGAGATAGAATGTTAAATATCCCTGATCGAGTTATTCCTGCTTTAGTTGGAAAAACTGATATTTTTGAGATGAAGGAAATTTTAAAAACAGAAATAGTTAAAGCTTTAGAAGAATTATCAAAGAATGATGTATGATGATCTATATTTTAAGAGCTTTAGAGCAGGATTAAAACCAGATCCAAATTTTAATATCTCTGAGTGGGCAGATCATCACAGAATTTTAACATCTATTTCATCATCTGAACCTGGACCGTGGAGAACTGATCGTACTCCTTATCTAAAGGAGATCATGGATTGTCTATCACCAAATAACCCTTGTGAAAAAGTAATTTTCATGAAGGGAGCGCAAATTGGTGGTACTGAATGCGGTAATAATTGGATGGGATTTGTAATTCATCATGCCCCAGGGCCAATGTTAATTGTAAATCCAACTGTCGAGACTGCAAAGAGAACCTCAAAAATGAGGATTGATCCTGCAATTGAGAATTGCCCAGCTCTAAAAGAGAAAGTCAATGATCCAAGAAGCAGAGATTCTGGCAATACCATGCTAATGAAAGAATTTCCTGGTGGGGTTTTGATTTTAACAGGAGCTAATTCTGCCGTTGGTCTTAGATCGATGCCAATTAGATATCTATTCCTAGATGAAATTGACGGCTACCCTGATGATGCGGCAAGTGAAGGTGATCCTGTAAATTTAGCAATTCAAAGAACTGCTACTTTTAGCAATCGCAAGATTTTTATGATCTCGACCCCGACTATTAAAAATTATAGTCGCATTGAAACTGCCTTTTTAGAGGGAGATCAAAGATATTATTATGTGCCTTGCTTGACCTGCGGCGAGTTTCAGATATTAAAATGGCAAAATGTTAAATGGCCAAAAGGCGATCCAGAAAATGCCTATTATGAATGCAAAAAATGTAAATCTCATTGGCAAGATCATCAAAAGGCAGAAATATTAAAAAATGGTAAATGGATAGCAACTGCGAGTAATGCTGATAAAAAGGTCGTATCTTTTCATCTCTCATCACTTTACTCACCTCATGGTTGGGTAAGTTGGGGCGATATTGCCAAGGAATTTACTGAGGTTCATAAAGACCCACCAAGATTGCAAGTTTGGACAAACACTAAACTTGCTGAAACTTGGGAGGATATGTCTGGTGAGGCTATTGATCCAACAGGACTTTTAAAAAGAAGAGAAAATTTTGGCAAATATTTACCAAAAGATGTAGCCATCATTACTGCTGGCGTTGATGTTCAAGATAACAGATTAGAGCTAGAAATTGTTGGTTGGGGAAAAGATGAGGAATCATGGTCGCTTGATTATCAGGTGATTTATGGCGATCCATCAACTCCTGATTTATGGAATGATTTAGATAAGATTTTAAATCACACATTTATCCATAGCAGGAATTTGGGCAATTTCCCAATTACTGCTGTGGCTGTGGATTCTGGTGGTCATTACACAGATCATGTAATCAATTACTGTGATGAGCGAAAACATAAAAGAATCTTTGCTATCAAAGGAAGCTCAAATGGTAATGGCGTTCCAATCTGGCCAGTAAGAGCAAGTCAAAATAAACGACTTAAAAAACCGGTTTATGTAATTGGTGTTAATGATGCCAAAGAAACTTTAATGCAGCGCTTAAGAATTGAAAAATCAGGAGCTGGTTATTGGCATTTTCCAATTGAGCGTGATCAAGAATGGTTTAACCAAGTAACAAGTGAAGTTGTAAAAACCAAATATGTTAAAGGTAGACCAGTTAGATCATGGCAACCAAGAAAAGAAGGTCAGGCAACTGAAGGGTTAGATTGTAGAGTTTATGCTTTTGCAGCACTTCGTGGTTTAGTTCGGAATTGGAAATTAGATTTAAACAAACTTGCTCATAAATTAGCAGAAATCCCTCTTCGTGAATCTGAGCCTGATATTCAGACTCAAAAAACTAGCAAAATTTTACGAACAAGACGAGTTCGAAGCAAAGGAATAAATTAACTTAGGTGATGTCTTTAGAAGAACAATTAACGGAAGTCCAGCAGGCCATATCTGATGTTTTAAATAATGCTCAGGAAGCCAGCTATAATGGCCAAAGAGTTAAAAAGGCAGATTTGGCAATTTTAGAGCAACGAGAAAAGCGACTTTTGGTTCAAATTAAAAGAAAAAAACGAGGCGGAATTAGAATAAGAGGAATAACTCCAACATGAGCAAAAAATTAAGAATTTCTGATAACTGGCTGGATAAAACTATATCTTATTTTAGCCCTGAAAAAGGTTTAAAAAGATTAGAAGCTAGAGCCAGACTTTCTATTGCTGGAGGTTATGTTGGTGCAAGGCGTGATAGAAGGCAAACCAAAAGTTGGGATATCACTGATGGATCTGCTGATAATGTTGCTTTACCTGATTTACCTGCACTTAGGGAAAGATCTCGTGATCTAATTAGAAATGCACCTCTTGCCTGTGGAGCTGTAAATACAGTTGTGACCAATGTTGTAGGAACTGGCTTAAAGGTTCAATCTCATATTGATCGTGAAGTTCTAAAGCCATTTTTTAAAGATGAATCTGAATTTGATAAATTTGAAAGAAATGCTGAGCGAATTTTTAGAAATTGGGCAGAAAACACTGATTGCGATATTACCAGATCTCAAACTTTTAGCGAGATTCAAAATTTAATACTCAGATCAGTTCTTGAAAGCGGTGATATTTTTATAATTAAAAGAACTATCCCTAAGTCAAATAAGTTAATTGATCTTAGCTTACAGTTAGTTGAAGCAGATAGAGTTTCAAATCCTGATTATAAAACCAACACCGACAAGCTAATTGCTGGAGTGGAAGTTGATAAAAATGGAGCACCAATTGCTTATCATATTTGTAATCAGCATCCAGATGATTACCAAAATGAGAAAAGCAAAAAATATGTAAAAATCCCTGCTTTTGATAAATATGATAATAGACAGGTATTTCATATTTTTAACCGAATTAGACCAGGGCTTACAAGAGGAGTTCCTTATTTAGCACCAGTTATTGAAAGCTTAAAACAATTAGATCGCTACACAGAAGCAGAAATTATGTCAGCAGTAATATCTGCCATGTTTACTGTTTTTGTTAAATCAGAAGATGAGGAAGGTTTAGCTCCAATGACACCACTAGATGAAGTGGGAGGTTCGAGAAATGATGGTGATTATAAATTAGCACCAGGTGCAATTCTTGATTTGCAACCAAATGAAAATATTGAAATTGCTGATCCTAAAAGGCCAAACCAAGCTTTTGATCCTTTTGTGCAAGCGATATTAAGGCAAGTTGGCGTAGCTTTAGAACTGCCTTTTGAAATTTTAATCAAACATTTTACAGCAAGCTATTCAGCAGCTCAAGCAGCTCTTGTTGAGGCATGGAAGTTTTTCTCAAGCAGAAGAAGTTGGCTCGCCATACAACTTTGCCAGCCAGTCTATGAAATGGTAATTAGTGAAGCTATTGCTAAAGGCTTACTTAAAGCGCCAGGATTTTTTAATAATCCAATTATTAAAAATGCTTATCTAGGAGCTCAGTGGATTGGCCCACCAAGAGGTCAGATTGATCAGCTAAAAGAAGTTAAAGCAGCAGAGCTTCGTGTGAATATGGGTATTTCAACTTTAGCCGAAGAAACTGCTATTTTAACTGGTGGAGATTGGGAAAGAAAATATCCACAAATTTTAAAGGAACATTCCTTGAAGCAAGAAGTTGGCATTATCAATCAAGCAAAACAAGACAATATCAATTTAGAAAAAGCAGATGAATGATCTTTTTAAAATAGGTAAATATTGGGCGATCGAACCTGATTATTTGAAAGCGATATCGAAAGAGTCGCTATCTACCAGATCAGAGAAGCCACTAAGTAACAGCAGATCAGTTTCAATTAGAGATGGTACAGCAATTATTCCAATTCATGGAGTAATAACAGCCAGAACAACTCTTTTTAGCTTATTTGCTGGCGGAACTTCATTGGAAGATTTAGCCAAAGATTTTAGCGAGGCTTTAAATAGTAATGAGGTAACCTCAATTCTTTTTGATATTGATTCGCCTGGTGGTGTTGCAGTTGGCCCATTTGAAATGGCTGAGATGATTTTTAAAGGAAGATCAAAAAAGCCAATCTATTCCTATATTGGAAGAAATGGATCATCGGCTTCTTATTGGTTGGCATCTGCCACTGAAAAGATATTTGTTAATCCATCAGCTTTGGTTGGATCAATTGGAGTTGTAACAACAATTCCAGTTCAAGAACAACCTGATATGGATGGTTATAAAAATATCGAGATTGTTTCAAGTAATGCAGGTCATAAACGACCTGATCCTAAAACTAAGGAAGGATTGGCAGAGATCAGGCGAGAGTTAGATGATCTTGAATCCACATTCATTGAATCAATTGCCAAATATCGATCTATTACGCCAGAAATTATCAAAGCAGATTTTGGGGGTGGTGGCGTAGTGATTGGCAAAGAAGCAGTTAAACGAAATATGGCTGACGCACTTGGAACTTACGAGGAAGTTTTAGGTCTACTAAATCAACAAAATCAATCAATAACAATAAATAATCAGATTATGTCTAAAGAACAAAATAAAGAAATTAATGCAGGTATTTCCAAAAAGGAAATAACTGCCGATTACATCAAAAAAGAATTTCCTGATGTTACCAAAGCTATTATACAGGAAGTATCAGAAGATATTAAAAAATCAGCTTTCAATGAGGGTGTCCTCGCTGGTGCAAAACAAGAGCGAGATAGAATTCTAGCAATTGAATCTGCTGCTCTTCCAGGTCATGAAGATTTAATTGAGGAAGCTAAAAAAGACGGATCAATTACTGCTGAAAAATTAGCTCTAAAACTCATCGCAGCAGAAAAAAATAAAGCTTCAGATTACTTAGCCAATACAAAAAAGGCGGAAGAAGACATTCCTAAAATTGGGCCAAATATCGATAAATCTGACACAGGAGAAAAGCAAATTCCAAAAGATGCACCTCTTGAAACCAGAGCCAAATCAATATGGGAATCTAATGCTAAAATTCGAGCTGAATTTGGTGAGGATTTTGACGCTTATTTTGCCTTTGCTAAAGCAAATGAAAGCGGTCAGGTAAGAATTTTATCAAACAATAAATAAGGAAAATCATGACAAAATTAACAACAGATACAAATAGAGTTTACGAATTAGGAGATATCAATGAATTTCCTGTTCTTGGTGGTGAATTAATTTATCAAGGTGCAGCTGTCGGTTTAGAAGTTGCTTCTGGTTATGTCAGGGATTTGCAAGTTGGTGATAAATTCTTGGGATTTGCCGAAGATAATATCGATGCAACCAATTCTTCCGATGGAGAAAAAAATATTAGAGTTAAAAGAAGAGGAAATGTCACTTTAGAATTAAGTGGTGCTGCTTTAACTGATGTTGGTAAAAGCATTTATGCCACTGATGATAATACATTTACCCTTTCCAATACTTCATCAGTTTATATCGGTCAAATTATCAGGCATCAATTAGGCGATGAAATAATCGTTGATTTTGACGCAGCAAGAGTGACCCCAGCTTAAATCTAATAACAATCAATTTAAAGAAAATATCATGAGTTTAGCAGAATTATCATCAAGGGCTATTATTGGCCGTTATTACAAGAGACTAAATCAAAAATCAGGCATGGCTTGGGTTGAAGCAGTTTCAAATTATTTTACCTCAGATCAAGAATCAGAAACTTATAAATGGCTAGGTCAAGTTCCTGTCATGAGAAACTGGGTTGGTGGCAGACAAGCAAAAGGCTTTACCACTAATGGATTAACCATTGAGAATAAGCACTTTGAAGCAACTTTAGAAATTCCTCTAGTTGATTTAAGGCGTGATAAAACTGGTCAAATTGAGGTTAGAATTAATGAATTGGCCGACAGAACAAATTCACATTGGGCTCAGCTTTTATCAAAATTGATTATCAATGGTGAAAGTACAGTTTGCTATGATGGACAATATTACTTTGATACTGACCATAAGGATGGAAATAGCCCTGTTCAAAGCAATAAAATCCAAGTCGATTTAACTGCCTTTGCGGGTCAAATTGATGGTGGCGCAGTTGGTGATATTGCAAATCCTAGTGAAGCTGCACTTCGCTTAGCAATTCTAAAAACCATTCAGCAAATCCTTTCATTTAAAGATGATCATGGTGAACCAATGAATGAAAATGCCTCTAAATTCTTAGTGGTAGTTCCAACCTCTTTATGGTATTTGGCAAAATCAGCTATTGCAGTTCCACTTACTGTGGGTGGATCAACAAATATGGTTAAAGTTTTGGATGAGGTGGATATCTCCATAGCGCAAAATCCAAGACTTGGCTGGTCTGATAAATTTGCTATCTTTAGAACTGATAGCTCGGTTAAACCATTCATTCGCCAAGAAGAAAAGAATGTACAACTAAAGGCCATTGCTGAAGGTTCTGAATTAGAATTTAAGCATGATAAACATTGGTATGGTGTCGATACTTGGAGAAATGTTGGTTATGGCTTCTGGCAACATGCATGCCTTACTCAAATGATTAAATCTTAATAGTAAGAAATTATGAGCAAAAATTATAAAGTAACAGGTCATATTGCAATTTTGGGAGTTGGAATAGTTTTAAAACTTTCCAATTCTCAAGCTAGCATTAGGCAATCTTCATTAAAGCAAAAATCAAAGGATACTTATACAGTTCTTGAGCCAGTGCAATTTAAGCAAGGTGAAGAGATCGTTATTGTATCTGGCAATGTTTCAAAATCTTTACTAAGTAATCTAACTGATTTATCAGAAGATAAGAAAAGTAAGGATGATGGTAAAGATCAAAAACCTGCTAACAATAAAAAATCATCTTCTAAAAATCAGAGTAAAAATGATGCTAAAAAAGATGCTAAAAAAGATGATAAAAAGGCAGATGAGACTTCTAATGAAATAATTGATTTACCTGAAAATTCTGACGAAGCGATTATCAATAATAATGACATAAACAATCTCCCAAATGTTTGATTTTGATGGCTTTATAAATAAGCCATCAATTCAGATTTTTGGAAGATCTGCAACGATTACTCCTGCTAACAATCAATTTGCGCCTTTTGAAATTAATGGTGATTTCCATGAGAATTATCAGGAGGTAAGCAATAAAGCAACTGAGGCTGATATTAGTTCAAATGAAATTGTAATCTTTGTCAGAAATGCTGATCTGCCTGATTATTATCCAAAAATTAATCAAGGAGATAAAATTGAAATTGATGGCAAAGATTATCAGATAATTGATGTTCAAACTCATATTCCAGGAAGTAAAAAACTAGTTTTGCATGAGTCACAAGAGGCAAATAATTAGAGATGCTATAATTAATCAGCTAAAGGATAAAACTGATGCTGGAAGCAATGTTTATGGTAATAGAGCAAAACCTCTTTTTGATCAATCAATACCTGCAATATTAGTTTATTCAAAACAGGAAAATATTCTTGAAGATCAATATAATATTGATGGCTATGCACCGCTCAAAAGAGATTTAGAAATTGCCATTGAAGCTGTGATTTTAGGTGGTGATGATTTTGATCAAAAATTAGATGATATTGCCAAGCAAATTGAATCTGCCTTGGATGGATTTGAAATCGAAACCAGAAAAGCCGATTTAATAAAGCTAAAATCAACTGAAATCGATTATTCTATTGAAGGCAGTAAAATTTATGGAGCGGTCAGATTAACTTACTCAGTGATTTATCGAACTGAGGTAAAACAACCTGATAATAGCGGAACTGCAATAACAGAAATTGAAAGCAACCTATGAGCAATAAAATTAAAATACAGATTATTTCAAATCACACAAAATATAAAAAAGATCAGATTATTGAGGTTGAAGAAAAGGAAGCGATTCCTCTTTTAACAACAGGAAAAGCAATTAGAGCTCGTAAAATTCCCGAAGCTCCAAAAGAAAACAAATCTGATAAGAAACTTAAGAAAAATGATATTTGATGAGCAAGATGGTTATGCTTTATCTGACCTTGCTAAAAGGCTCTCAAATATTATTAGAATTGGCACTATTTTTGAGATTAATGTTCAGATAGCTAAAGCCAGAGTAAAAATTGGTGAATTAGAAACTGATTTTTTGCCTTGGGCAAATGCTAATAGCGGAAGCAATAATAGTTGGAATCCACCAGAAATTGATGAGCAAGTTATAGTCCTTTCTCCTTCTGGAGATCTAAGTCAGGCGGTAATTTTGCCATCAATTTATAAAAACAATGCCAGCAATTCTGACCAAAATATAAAATCAATCACCTATCAAGATGGTTCAAAAA